TATTTAATTACACGATCAATAAAATCTTTGCGCTGATTGCCAAAGTTATCTTGTGCGGGAAAGAATTCTACACCTTGGCGAATGCCAAAGAGTTTCATTTGAGCTAGGTGGGACGCCACCACGCCCGTATCAATCATCGACCCACCGTCTTTATCGAGGTAGGAATCAATAATTTCTTTAAGACGGGCCTTAGCGTCAACAGCCATTAACTATTTACCTCTTGCTTTAATTGAATCTTAGCAGTTTTCTTGTCTTGTTTCTTTTGCCAAAGCCAACGTTTAAAATAAGCAATTTCACCAGGAGTATAAAGCTCCGGATGTTCCAATGCTTTTTTAACTAGCTTTTTGCGTTTCATTAAGAAACAAATTTATTTTGGAAACCGGCAGGAACCTGTTGTCCGTATTGGGGGCCGGCAAAAAATCCTGCATTGCCCATGGGAACGGGGCCTTGGGCCATTGGAAGCTGCGGACCAGAACCAGGCATAATGCCACGCCTACGCAGCTCCTCGTTCAGTTGTTGGTTTTGTTGAGTACCGCCTTCGTACAAACGCTTCAGCTGCTCACCAGAACGCCCACCTAAAGCACCGGGAGTACGGTTAATGTCAAAACTTGGGGCGCCCGCAAGCATACCCATCGGACTAAAGCCAGCTTGAGGTAAAGAACCGGAAGCTGGTGGCAAGTTGAATTGCTCTCTAAAGCCAGGCGGGGGCGGTGTTCCAGGCTGTTGAAGGCGACGCAATAATTCCGGATCTACAGGGCGATTGGGAACGCCACCTCGATTAGTGGTTGCGATATTACCTGGAGCACCAGGTACGTTTGATTCGCCGCCGTAATACATGTCCTTATTGTCTTGATTTTTCTATTTTAATCCTCTAATACTTCATATCCAGCAGGATCGTGCACTCTGGAAAGCACAATGCCATCACCACGTACATCCCAGTTCAATACATCGCCTTCTTGCCAACCAAGATCTTCGATTACTTCATCTGGTAAAACAATGTATTGATCGCCGTTTTCGTCTTCTTGAACTTCAAGAATGTAACTCATTTTGACAAAAGCTTTTCCATAAGCTTATCAAGCTTACCGTTAATTTGCCTAAAGTTTTCATGCATTTCTTGAATTTCTCTCAAGAAATCAACCTTGAGAACGTAATCAAGAGGTAAACGATTTACCTGGTCTTCCAAGGCGTCTAATCTTCGTTTTTGAGATGAGGTGTAATCAACTGCGCTTTGAACGCGTTCATTTTGACGGTCCAAAATACGATTGGCAACCCACGTGCCACCTGTTAGTGCAGATGCAATTGATGTAATAGCAATTGCAATATACTCTGGACCCACAACCGAAAATGCTTTTTTTCTTATTTTAGGATTAGTAATCAAGTTGAAGCTGCCCCTTTCTTGCTAATCCAGTAACAAGCCAGACGAGAGCGTCAACTGTGTCGTCGTGACTACTGACACCAAAGTTTGTAAGCTCTTCAAACATTGCAGTGAAATTTCGGAAGCGATTAAAGATAATTTTGCGATCTTCAAACATGCCCATGATGCCACGAAAACGTGCCAATTTATCAGCGCGGAACCCTTTGACAGGATGCCAAATTAAGTTATACAAACCCTCATTGTTAAGACAAACACGTTTAAAGTCTGCCTCCAGGGATGCCTGATACTGTACGGCTTCCGACCAAATATCACACGTTGAATAAGTTGGGAAATAATTCCCGTTTTCATCTCGACCAATAATTGACCAATCATTAAGAAGCTCTTTCATTGCATCAAGCTTCTCGAGGTTACCCATAACCCTGATACGGCGATAGTCAATAATATGAATACGATCACCAATACGACCACCCAGGATCATTACGGTGTAATCGTTCTTCTCCTTGGTACCAGCAGACAAATCAACCCCGATACCAAGCGTATCAAACTCCGTTGAAATTTCCGCTTTAACAATAAGTTCAGGCGCAAGAGACAACTCGTTTTGCCTAACGATTTGATTCATGTACTGAAACGAAAAAGCAATAGGTGCTTGCCTTTTCTTTTCTTTTAAATATTCCAAAGACCACATTTCCGGCCAATAGGATTCTTCTTCCCCGGTCTTGATGTTATTAAGAATGGCGGAAAGAACAATTTGAGTCCAGTTGTTTTGTTCGTTGAAAGTTGTCGCGTGAATATCATCATGACGGAAACGCGTGCCAAGACAAATTGCACGACCACCTTCAAACATGGTGGGCGCAATCACTGCGTTCCAGTTATCCTGCATTGTTTTACGAATGTCAGGGTTAGAAATATCCGCAGCAGATTTAATGGCGTCATCGATCATGACAAGGTGAGAACGCTTGGAGGTCACTGAACCTTTGAGGCCAGCGGCACAAAGCGTAAATTGTTCGTCACCAGTTACGTCAATACCTGCAAATTTATGGTCAATAGACCAGTACTCATTACTGGTTGCGTTCTTTAAAAGACGTACCTTGGGAAAAACCTCTTGATACCGTTTGCTCGAAATAATGCGTTTGATGGTTGCAGATTTGGAACGAGCAATATCAACCGTATAAGACAAGTAAAGAATCTGAAGCGGTTTTTGGGCATGTGTATGAATGCCAATTGCCCAAGCCGTTAACAAGCCGAGGACAGTACTTTTGGCTGAACCACGTGGAGCAAGCAGATCAATATTGGGTCCAGCAATTTTAATTAAACAAGAACTATCTTCATTCGTAACAAAGTGCCGATGCCAATCCTTATGATGCTGCGCAGGTGGCTTATCGGCAACGTACTCACAAAAGTACGCAAAATCTTCGCGGGCTCGTGCCAGGAGTTCTAAATTCTTGGGCTTTTTTATCTGCTGATTTCGAGCAGCAGCTTTGGCGTTCCGCCGATGCGCAAGATGAACGTAAGAAGGCACAAGATTGTATTCAGAGTATTACTGAATAGTAATCTATTTTTCTTTGCTTTGCTTTTGTTTTTGCTCTTGGTATTTACGAGCTTTATCTAAAGCTGCCTTACGCTTTTCCTTATCCGACATCTCTGTGCCGTCTTCTTTTTTTGCTTCTTTCTTCTTGAAGTGCTCAAGAAGTTGTGGCGGCATTTTATTTTTAGACATGATCAACCAAGGGGACCACGGGGGCGTTGTTGCATGGCGCGTTCCTGTTGCATATCGCGTTGGATGTTGCGGCCACGACGCAGCTGCTCATCAGTAAAACGCTGTTGGAAAGCTTGATCTTGCATCAAACGCTCAAAGGCTGGACCACGCTGTTGGAAGCCCTCCCTAGCACGCATCTCAGCTTGGGCACCTGGACGCAGGTTACGTTGTGTTTGTTCTGTCGCAACTTGCACGTTGCGTGCCATGCCTCCAGGAGTTTGTGCACCCATGTAATTACATTGAATCAATAAGAATATTTTAAAGCAATTTATTCTTCTAATTGCATACGAGACCAAACGCTCATTGAAGCTTCTTCCAAAGGAAGTTCAATGGGGTCGTCTTTAAAAATAAACATTAATTCACGGATAGCGCGATCAGCGCCAGCCATTAACAAACCTTTGCGATCTTTAATGGCAGTGAACTCTTCTACTTGGGCAATTGTGCCACGGAGTTCTTTTTGCATTGAAGCAATGCGAGCGACTCCGGCATCACGTTTTACAATTCCTTGTTCTACGTCTTCTCGAAGTTTACGAATATCCTCTTGCATTTCATCAATTTCATACAAGAGTTTTTTGCGATGATCGGGTTTGACATAATTGTCCTTAACCCAAAGATCACATGCAGTAATGCTCCCCTTGTATCCAAGGAATCTGGAATATAAATAAATTTCAATCACCGAGTAATTATCTGCAGCAAAAGCGCAGAACGATTCTTGGGTTGAAGCGTCTAAGTTATCAACCCAAGTATCAAATAACTCAATATCGATAAGCTCGTTGGGCCTGACCGTAGTCCCGTGCTTCGTCGCGCTGCTTGAACTCTTGTGATTGTTCGGCTGAGGTGCGCTGTTCGGTTGCACCTTTACCGATGGTTTCGCGTTCTTGTTCACCAGCGGTCTCCATCTTTTTCTTGGAAAATTCGTAAGCCACGCCAGCAGCTTGACGGTATTTGTCTAGATCGAACCAATCTTCGACATCCGTTTGTCCAGGGGGGACGCTACTAGTCATGGCTTATTAGTTTAACAAGAAAAAATCAGAAATTGCTCATCATGCTGGCAAGGCCTTGAGCATAAATGTCACGACGACCTTCTAAAGAAGATTGACGTTGTTGGCGGCCTTTAGAGGCCTCAAGGCGACTTAAAAGTTGCTCAAACTTATTAATATCAAAATAATCTTCAGTACCGGATTGGCCTGTGGGAACAGAAGTCGTCATGTCAGTTAAATCAGAAGTTGCTCATCATTGTAGCCAGGCCTTGAGCGAAGATATCGCGGCGACCCTCGAGGGACTTCTGGCGTTGTTGGCGGCCTTTAGAGGCCTCAAGGCGATTCAGAAGTTGTTCAAATTTGCTAATATCAAAATAATCTTCAGTACCAGATTGGCCTGTAGGAACAGAAGTTGTCATTGCTATTTATTAAAGCCTGAAAATATTATAGCAATTTTAATTTAAAAATTAAAACTGCCGACCAAGGTGTTGTAAAGACTGCCCTGAGATTGGATTTTAGTAATCTCTTTGGTGCCTTCTGTTTTTAATTTTTGAACTTCTTTATCGATTTCACCTTGAAGATTGGTAAGACCAGCGCTGTATAAGAATTGACGACTATCGCGAAGATTTTGTTGTTGTTCTTCTATTTCGGCTGGAGTACCAGTGACTGAAGTAAAGGTGGGCAGAGATACACCTGTACGTTCCAGGGCTTCACCCTTAAGTGTTGGCAGAAGATTCGGAGAGAAATTGAAAGTACGTTGCCCTGTTTTCTTGCCAGCCGCATCGACCGTTTGTTTACCAAACTTAGTGTCGTAATAATTATCTAAATAACTTTGATTAAATTTTTCTTGATACTCAGAACCTTTGTAAAGTGCATCACGCAGATCTTGGGTAGATGTGTAATAGCCTTGGGAGAATCGCTCCATGGCTTTTTGTTTTTCGGCCTCAGTTGCCTGACGCCCCAAAATTTCTTCGTAAGCTGCGCCAACAGCTGTTTGACGGCGCCCAGGAAGAAGCTCCTCTGTATACGTTTTACCAAGGGCAGAGATGTCTCCTTCGACAGGAGTCATATCGTATTTTGTGGCGTAATCACGTAAACGCGATGTTGCTTCTTCGTAGCTTAATAGCCCTTGGCGAAGCTGCTGCTCAACACCAGAACGAAGGGAACCATAGCCTGCTTGACCTGCGGCTTTACGAGCCGCTTCTGCAGCTTTTTGTTCTGCACGTTCTGCTGCTGCACGTTGTTCTGCGGCAGTTTCTTTTTGCTGTTGATATTCTAAAAATTTTTGAAACGAATTATCCGGGGGTGGTGGATTATACGTTACTTGTTGACTGCGTCCGCCGCCCATAATTTTAACCTGCTAATGACTCTATATTAATACGTTTAATTGGACCAAACATACCTGTTGGTTGTGCCATGTAGCCAGCAATTGTTTCTTGCAGGCGTCCCATGCGTTCACGGCGGTTGGCTTCCAGTATTTCTGGTGAAGTACGGAAGGCTGTTTCCCAGCGAGCCTGTTCGCGTCCTAAGCCCATTTGCTTGGGAATAAATTCAGAAAACTCAGCACGACGCGCAGCAAGCTGACGACCAAACTCAATATCAGGAGCTGTGGTGGCTCCAAAGAGAGTGTTGAACATCCCCATGCCCAACTGACCTTTTGCCATTTCGCGTGAATTGCGAATGGCGTCGGCCTGAGCGGCCATCTGAGCATTGGCAATCGAAGCTTGCGTTTCGGCTTGCCTTTGGGCGCCAATCATGCCAAAGATGCCTTGGCCCAGCATCCCAGCGCCTAATAATGCATCATCAAAACCAAAGGCCATCGATTTCTTACCAGAACTTGAAGCGGGACTGAATAAAGATTCTTGTAAACTAAAACCTTGTTTCCAGCTATTCATTTTATTATTTTACATCACTGAAAATAACGATATTGTTGCGCAGAGTAACCAGGGACTTGAATGCCTGGGAAAGCGGACATGGTCTGAGCGTAAATCCCAGGAATCGCAGACATGCCTTGGTAAGCCATGGCAGCGCCTACTGGACCGCCAAAGGGACTAATAGCAGCAGCCATTGTTTCAGGAATTTTAGCCAAAGTATTAAACAATAGTCCTTGCTTACCTTTTTCTTTTGCTTCTGCTCGGGCCATTTCTAACTGAACTTTCATGCCTTCTGGACTAGACATGTAAAGATCTTGTTCTAATTTTTTCTGCATCAAAGGCATTAAGCCTTCAATGAAACGACCCTCAGAGGTCTGTGCGGATACAGAAGGTGCAAATTGCTGCATTGCTGCATTTACATCTTCTGGCGTATAGCCTTGTTTTAAAAGTCCTTGTTTGTATTGAAGATATTGTTGTGGAGATTCAATGGCAAAACTAGGTTTTGCAGGTGCGTTTAGTTGAGCGGCGTATTTACCAGCAAGACCAAAATCTTTTGCACCTTTGCCAAAAAAATTAACTGCCATGATTACCTCAGCACAGCGTTGGCATAAGGATTAGAAGTCATCATGGTGCGGAGGGTTTCACCGGTCTGTGCTTGACCACCCACGGCAAGTTGCCCAGCTGTACCAAGGACACTCAGGCGTGCAAGCTGATTACCCTGAGAGGCAAGCAGAGCCTGTTGACGAACCAGATCAGCGTTCTTCATTTGGTTGACCAGGGGCAGGTTCCGCTGAAGATCCAAATACGCTTGATCGGAATAGAACTTGGTTAAATCTTTGACAGCACTGGTCTCAATACCAGTTTGTGTACGGAACTGGCTAAGACCCAAATCAGAAAGGGTACGAGCTGCTGCAATTTGAGAAGCAAACTCTTGCTCTTTACCTTTTGTCGGCATACCAGTAAGTTGCTGGCGACCGTACTCAGCGCCTTCTGCACCAAGTTGAGCACCTGCACCCGCGCCAAGGAACGGAGCAACAGCACGTGCGGCTTTACCAGCAATACCAAAACGCCCAGTCGTTGGCAGCAGACGAGCCAAGCCAGCTGCACCAAGGCCGCCAACAGCTGCACCAGCAAGAGCACCACCTGCGCCCACAGGACGACCAGCAGCCGCTTCACTCATGGCAGTCGTAACACCAGGGATAAGACCACCAACAAGACCAATACGGCCAAAGGGCAGCGCACCAAGATCACCCATTAACTGCTGAGCACCTTGCAGTGTTTGACCGGCTAATTTTTGTGCTCGTTCTTGCGGTGTAAGGCGAATAGTCGATTCAGTTGTTGTAGAACCACGGGGGCCGACAGTTTCTGTTGGAATTTCGGTATATCCACCCACTAACGGGTTCATTTTATAAGTTTTTCCCGTAGTCGGGTCGGTAAAAATAGACATTTAACCGATCTTATTCTTTCAGTTGTTTAAATTCTATCAGCACTTAAGTTTTGATATTCAGCAGCTGTAGGAAGTTTTGGACGATTTGCAGAAGCAATTACTTCATTCGTAACATTGCCTGCTGCCACACCAGCCAACGAACCTGCCAAACCACCTGCCATGGCACGTGCAGCCTTTTGGCGTGGTGTACCAGGTAGCCGCGCAGCAGCTGTAGCAGCAAGTGAGCCACCAGCAAAACCACCCGCCATTGGAATATTAACTGGATAACCAAGGACACGAACTTCTGGATAACCCTGCAGATTCTCCATCGTTCCTTTGGCAATACCAAGACCAAGTAAACCTTTTTCTTGGTACAGAAAATTCATGTAATTTGCGTAACGCTCTGGCGTGAGACTAGGAATTTCTTCTTTCGCCGTTGCGTATTTCAAGGGATCACCAGTGCGTCCCAAGAAGAAACGTTCAAATAACTCCTGAGCGGGCTGGCCGGTTTGACGACGATCTTCTGCACCCTTTGGAGAATATGTTTGAGCATAACCTGTAGGCCGAAATGCTTCTTCTGGATTTGTAATGTCGTAAGTACCAGCGGCAGCAATAGCAGGTGTTGCAATGCCAAGTGCTGTAACGGCACGTGCAGTAGGCGATTTAATTACAGATGGATCAACTGCCATGCCGACGACACGTTGGGCAACAGCCAACGGATGATTCCATCGCCACCAATAGGTGCGTGTACCGTCATTAGCAAGATCAATTAAGGTGCGTGACAGATAAGCACCTGCGAATTGAGCAGGTGTTTGACGTGCGGTAATACCTTTTGCGGCAATGGCTTGTTTAAAGCCAGGATCTAAAATACTTTCCCCATACCCCAAACCTTTGCCTTTTGCTTCACGAAGCATTTGACGTTGAACAGCATCTGCAGTTTTATAACCCTGCTTAACGTCTTGCCCAATTTGTTGCAAATATTGAATAGGGTTCATTTCATAACCCCCAACGGATTACGCATTTGCGCAAGAGTTTCGTCGTAACCAGGCATCAACTCAGCAACATAGTTTTGAGGTTTAACGTAATTCTTAAGGAATGTATGTTCAATACCTTGCATTTGAAATTGTGTGCCAGGAGCAACAGCTTGACCACCTTCTAGTTGATTAACAGTGGCGCGTTGATTCATCTCCTGCATAATTTGCTGCGCCTGAGATTGAACCGTGGGTTGCGGATATAAATATTGACCAACAGCTGCATCAACTGCAAAGGGCGCAGCAATGGACGAACCAAGATTTGCGGTAGTCTCTAAAGCGCCCCGCATTGTTTCAGGGCTAATTTCTTTTCCAAGTAATTTAACTGGTTGCGTAATATATCTTTGACCTAATTTACGGGCTGCAAGGGTAGCTGGGTAAGCGGCAAGAAAATCAGCTGCGCCATACGCAGCAGCAGCTGGAACACTACCAGACAGTAAACCAAAGCCACCAGCAAGAGCACTGCCGGCACCTACTTGCGTAAGAACATCTGGATTAGTTTTAGCGGCCTGTTTAATTTTGCCGAGTAAACCCCGCATATTATTTTGCCTTTTTACCAATTCTATCGATGGTTAACTCAGGCTGCCCCAGGGGGAATATTGGTTTGTGTTTCGTTTTCGTTGGCAGTTGTTTCCCCTTGACGCTCTTCTGCTGCAGCTTGTTGTTGTTCAACAAGATTTTTACGCTCCAGAAGTTGAGCAACAGATGGATTATCTTCCACTTCACCCTCGGCACGTTTCTCAGCCATTGCCATAAGAAATCCACGTGGGTCAGGATTCCTGAGGCGCGGCATCGGATTTTTAGCCATTTTAGATGGCTCCAAGGTTGGGCTTAGTTTATAAGCCTCAATCCACATAGGATTAAAATCTGGTTGATCTTGTGGACGTTGAAGAGTGCGTGCACGCCCTTCATCAAAGTCGTAATCTTCTGGGCGATTAAAACGCCCAAGACCAAACATGTCGTAAGCTTCCGTTACTTCTTTGTTGTCATCAAAGAACGGAGTATTGGGCGTAAAACTTAACGAAGGATTAAGCGTAATTTTACGCGTCATCATTCGCTTTAAAAGATCACGTTCAGTAAAACGTGATGGGTTCCATGGATATTCACCTGTTTCCGGTTTGGCGCGAAATAAATCGCCAAAATCTAAACGTTTAGATACTTGACCGCTTTTATCAAAAGGATTTTGAACGTAGCGACCAAGGTCAAGTCTGGCGTCTTTAGCCATCAGCTTTCTTTCTTAGCTTTTTTCTTACCGTGTAAGCCTACTAACGTTTTGCGAAGATTGGCTTGCTTAACCGTTTTTTCGTCGTACTTTTCGGGATTGGCAAGAACATTTTCCTGCAGCTGAGCTGAGGTGATTCCCTTTCGTTTGGCTTTGGCTGTGAAGGCGCCTTCCTTCATGTCCATGCCTTGAATCCACTTTTTTTCTTTTTTCTTGCCTTCAGCCATGATCAAATGTTCCTACCAAAGTTACGAAGAAAATCCTGGGGATCGCGTCCTTCAATTCTAGCCCGACGTAAGACTTCTGAAACCGCGATACTTTCTTCAGCGGTCTTACGCCGTTGGATCTCAGATTCAAACGCTTGTTGAATTCTAGGTGCAGTTGTTTTTTCCGCTGCTGCCATTAACTGTGGAGTGCTTAAAGCCTCAAACCCACTACTCATTTGTTTCTTCTGTAACCAACCAGGGACGTATGTTGGTTTGCGTTCTGCAGCGGCAGAGAATTCACCAGTGACTTTGCTCATGGCACCTGGTACATAAGCAGGTTCAATGCCGTACACACCAATCCCCCCAGCACCCCCCGGCTGTTCTGCTGCAGGTGGTTTGTTGAGGAAACTGTATTGAACCTCTTGTTTAGACATTTCTGTTTCCGGAATATCTGCTGACATTGCACCACGGACACGGGCACCTTTGCCGCCAATGTCTGGGCCCATTTCTTCCGGCACATCAAAGACAAGGGGATCACCAGTGCCGTACAGCTGACGCTCTTCTACTTTTGGAAGAACTTCATAAAAACTGGGCGATGCACCACGAATTGCAGTGCCCGCTGCAGTTGATGTGACTTTGGCTTGCGGTCCAATGTTAAGTACGGTGCGTTCTGGAATAAAGCCCATTGGTCCAGCACCTGCGCTTTCGGCTTCTACAGCTTTACGCACCGTTGCAGGAAGAGAGATGTTTTGACGGAACTCTTCAGTACCAGGTACCAAACCTGCTTTGGAAGTCCAACCTTGTGCAAGGGCACGCTCAAAACGTGTGGTGCCAGGACGCAGACCACGCTCCGTAAGTTCCTGACGACGCTGCATCATTTCACTCTTGGCAATATCTGCAAGCTCTTGAGAAGTA